GCCATACGCATAGCTTTCTCTTTAGAACGGCTTAGAAGAGGCTCTAGGTTATCTTTTTCAAGTATATCTTGTCGTTTAACTATCTCTCTAGCAAAGTCTTGTAGGATCTCTTCTGATTCCCTATCAAAATTCAATACTATCTGATCAAGATCTAACTCTGCATTATCCCTAGATAGATCACTCATAGTTCCTCTTTGTCTTCTAACATAGTTTACCCAGTTGACAATAGAGGTTGGTGGCGATTTGAATCTTTTGAGTTCACCCACTCTCCTTGGCTCTGTAGATTCAACGACTACAAAACGGTTTAGGAACCCGTCTGCAATCCTGCCACCATTTAACGCACTGTAAAAATTCTTAGGTACTGATAAGCCAACCAATGTAATTGCTGGTTTGTGAGTTACACGGCTCATCATCTGTTCTTTGTATTGTTCTTGGACATTCATAAGAGAATAGTTGTCTGGTCGCAAAGTACCATGACAACGACCCCAGGCTTCCATAAGTGTTTGTATGCCATCTTCTTTATTGGTATTGCCTGAATTGCTTATGGCTTCTAATCTTTTACCAAACTCATCCATTATGGTTATCTGTGTTGGTCGCATCTTTAGTACCGAATGCACAGCACCACTTGATGTATAACCATCTCCTACAACAAGCTTTTCATGGTCTGAAGCATTTAAGACTGACTCTACAAATGTTTTTATATTCTCTTTACCCTGACCTGACTTAGCAATACCCATGAAATACATAGATGAAAAGTTATTCATGTTGGTTCTATAGATACGACCACAGGTAACACTGGTTAATGCTAATGCACCAACAAGTGATAGTTCTGGTTGTGGTACTTGTGCTATCTCTTCACAGAACTTAAACATGTCTTTAAGAAGGCCAGGAGGATTGAATAGATCTTTTGGTTTTTGTATGGTTTCTGTGGCTTGTATAAATAATGGTGCTATCTTGTTTTTTCTATCGTGTGTACTTTTGACGCTCTCTACTACGCCATCTATCTCTGTTTGTGGTAAGGGTGGATTGTTATTTTTGTTCCAGTTTTGTAGAAAGATCTTTACAAATTCTATGTTGACACTTTTAGATATTAAGTAACCTGCAATTCTTGCAGCTCCATCATTCCTGGATCCTTCTAATACAGCATCTAATGAGAAGGGTGCAGTTTGAACCCCTGTATCTGTCTTTGGTACGCCAGTTATCTTTTGAAACTCAACCTCTGTAAAGTCTGGTAAATCATTGTGATCATAGATCTTCCAGTCCGGGAAGGTAACAGGTTTATATACTTGACCATTAGCATGTCTATTCCATGGTGCAATTATTAATCCACCAACTCCTCTGATATCTATAAGTCTTTCAATGGGAGTATCGTTAGTTCTTCTTGTAGCAAAGGTGGTGTAGTTCTCTGGGTTGTTATAATAGTAATGCATACCCTTACCAGTAATAACCTTAAATGGACAAGCAGGCATATTCTTTTCTACCCAGTCCATAGCCTCTGGAGAGTCAGCATCAACGACCACAAACTTACCACAGACAAGTGCAACTTGTAAGTTGTCTCTGCCCTTAAACCATGATTCTACAAGGCTTCTTTCAGGTCTTGACTGTTTGTATTGCTCCCAACTACCTAGAAAAGATGGTGGCTTTTTGTTGGATCTTTGTAGAGGTACAACATTATAGCCTTCATCATAATAGGCAAGTGCTTGCTCTAAGGATGTGTCGTCCTCAGTTATATTAAGCTGAAACACTTTAAGCTTCTGTGTCTAGTATTTCAGATACAGGTCCATAAATAGACTCATAATCTAAACGACCTTCAGTTGCTCGTATGATTTGTTTTGCTTGATTAATAGTAGGTTGTCTATATCCGTATCTCCAAGACTTACATGATGCTTCAGAACAACCAAACTTTATTGCAGCTTCTTTTTGTCCTAAAAACTCAATGTAATCTCTAAGTGAATACTTCTTTACCTTCCTGTCGGTGTGGTTTGGTTTAATTCCCATAGTATCAAATTCCTTAAGTTTTCTAGTTGCTAATGTCTTTGTCCTAAAATAATAATTCGCTTGCCATGTCAGGTCTTCTTTATTGATGTTGTCCATTTACTTCTCCTTTTCAACATAATGTAAAAATAATATTTTACATATTGTATCTATGTGTTATATAATATGCAAGTTAAATTTATTACTACAGGAGAAGTAGATATGGAAATACAAAATAGAATAGTGTCTCCGCAAAAGTTAGTACAAAACCAAGGTGCAAAAATCTTGGTATATGGTATGGCTGGAGCAGGGAAAACTACATTAGCTAAAACCGCACCAGGTAAGGTACTTGTTATAAGTGCTGAAGCTGGTTTGTTATCTATTAAAGATGCAAACAATGTTGAGGCTATTGAAGTAAAAGAAGCATCAGAAGTTATGGAACTTCACAATGCTTTGAAGTCTGGAGCATTACAATACGATACAGTATGCTTAGATTCAGTATCGGAAATAAGTGAGATCTTACTTACATGGGAGAAGTCTCGTAGTAAAGATCCACGTATGGCATACGGTAATGTCCAGGAATCTGTAACAAATTTAATGCGTGCATTTAGAGATCTAAATATGCATGTATTATTTCTTTGTAAAGAAGATGTGGTTAATGATGATGGCGTATTAAGACACGCACCTAAAATGGTCGGTACTAAATTAGGCGAATCAATTACATACTTCTTTGATGAAGTTCTTGCACTTCGCATCATTGAAGATCAAGATGAGGACGGTAAAAATGTCCAAACGAGATGGCTACAAACTACGTATGGTCAAGGCTATAAAGCTAAAGATCGTAGTGGAAAGCTGGAGGCTTTTGAGAAGCCAAACATAACTGCCTTAATTGAGAAGTTAGGGTTTACATTAACTAACGACAATATAGGAGAAGCAAATGTCTGATTTCGGTGATGTAGAATTTTTTGATAACTTAGAGGAACTATCATCAGGTGGTGGTGTCCCTCTTGCTCCGGATGGAGAACATAACGCAAAGGTTATTGCTACAGACAAATACAAGTCTAAAGCAGGTAATCATACGCTAAAGGTTACATTTCAATTAGATGGCGGTAAGTATCGTGATCATAATGAATGGTATAACCTTTGGGCTACTAACGAAGACAACAAAAGAATAAGCACGGAGATATTTACCAGGCTTACGAAAGCTGTTGGCTTTAAGAAGTATCCAGAGAACCATAGCGACTTTGTTGGTAAGAGACTGGTGTTAAAGACTGAACAGATTGAAGATCAGTTCCAGGGCGACAATGGAGTGGTAAATACTAAGAAGACTAAGATCCGATTGTATCTGCCAGAAGCTGATTCTGAAATGAGTCCACCAAAGGAAATGATCCCTCCTTTTTAATCTAAGGGATAAAATAAAGGGGCTTTATGCCCCTTTATTATTTGTTTTGCATAAAGGCATAAATCATAAGTAGAAGAATGCCTAATACAGCATAGAAACTCATATCCATTACTGCTCCTCTAATTCTTTAATACAACGGTTTAAGTACCAAACTGCTTTCTGTAAATCCTCAATGTTTTTACCTTTATAGTTTTCTCTCCAAATATATTTCATGGCATTGGCCTTCAAATATCCATGGAACTCTTCTCTTGTAAGTGCAGACTTAATTGCGTCAATACACTCCACGCCCCCAGCGTTATAATGTGCCGGGTGGTTTACGTTATCTATCTCTGGAAACATTTTTTTTATCCTCCATCATGTTGTTATGCATGTTTAACCAATCTATATCTTCCTCTTCTACTTTTTTATCTGCTAGATAATAAAGATAAGAAGAAACCTCTCTCCATTTTCTATCAAGAAATCTATCTAATTTTTTAAAAAAATTCATTTACTCCTCTCTATAAAAATTACCAGTATCAAGCTCTACAACATTAGGACTGTTATATATTGTCTTTTGCTGACCATTTAACACCTTGTTGTACTCTTCCAAGTATTCGCTTAGATAGTTCCAACCTACTTCCATGTCGGTATGGTTCATCTTAAATACTTTGTTTGCAAAGGGTACTTTCTTTTCCTGTGCTACAAATACAAAATCATGCACCTGGAATCCCGCAGTTTCAAAGCCACGTTTATACCATGCTGCTTGAAGATCATAAGAATATCGTCTAACAGAGTTTGTAAAGCCCCTGACAGAACAATCGCTAGTAGTCTTATAATCTACAAGCACTACGGAGTTGTTTGCTTGTGGCATATCAAAAGGATTTAAAACAACATCTGCTCTAGTTTTACAAAGCAACCCTTGTTCATACCAATATATTGATACTTCATAGGGTGAATCTAAAACCTGGGGAAAGTCTTTATCTGGATTTAGATAAGCACTTGATTCAGAAACTAAGCTACCTTTCATACTGTAAATAGTATCTTTGTCTTTCTCATTAATAACCGTTAACCCTTTAGCAAGGCTTTCTTGTTTTAATGTTTTATTAGCATTGGTATAAGGAGATCCATTTATACAGACAACATCAGTAAAAAATGCACCCTCTCCCTCTACAATTAATGAATGAGCAGCAGATCCAAAGTTCATGGCTGAAGTTGGTTCAATAACCTCCAAAAAAGCATGAAGCTGACTCTGACTAAACCTTCTAATATTAGATGAGGATATACCAGGGCCGTTATGATAAGCCTGGTTGTCCAAGTTTGGAAAGTAAAGTGCATCTCCAATCTGTTTGTGAGGATAGTCCTCTAACATATCTGGTACTTTCATGATGCCTCCTTAGATTTATTAAGTTCGTCAACTGCTGATTGCAGTTCTTTAATAGCAACACCACATTGCCAAACAAGGTAATTAATTTTATCTTGCTCTATTTGTTTTTCTAAGTCTTCCTTAGATGGATTTGTAATACCGATAACTTCATCTAAGATATCAGTTACGTTTACTTCTTTTTTACTCATAATTTACTCCTCTATGTGTATACTTTGTATATTATAATATTTTATGTATAATGTCTACTTTGCGTAACAAAGTAAATTACATAAAGAAACTAAGAGAGGTAAAATAATGAGTAAATCAAACAATCTTTATACAATGATGAGACTTTCCTATGAACAAGCTGTAGATGATTACAACGATAAAAAAGTTGATTCAGTTCTATCAGCATATAAGAAATACCATATTATTAATGTTGGTATGGGTAGTATGGATCCCCAAGGCGAACTTATATACTTTTATGATGAAGACAACAGACAAGAGTCTATGATATGAAGGTAACTGAACTAGATAGAGTAAGGTGTTGTATCTGCAATGGATACATCAAACCCTTAAAAGACAATAAAGGCAAGGTAGTTTGGGATCAAGGCAACAATGCTTATCCTGTAAAGGTAGGATGTTGTTGTGATGACTGTAATTGGAACCAGGTTATACCAGCAAGACTCAAACTATAGCTTTTGTTAAAAATATCGTGTTATCATGCGATATGCTTAAAATTGTAGAGATTAAAGACAAGATGGGGAAACCCACACTACAAGAAGTTATTAAACGCTTAGATACTATGTTTGATAACATGGTATACAGAGGCGAAGATAGGATTAACATTTCACTGGCCACTGTTAGTTTCTGCCTGGCACAGCTCAGTTTAGAGTTCCAGGATAAGGAAGTTCGCAAGTTAGTTGATGAGGTTTTATCGCAATATATTGACAAAACTGCTGATAAATAGATTAATGTCAATTATTGTCATAATGTCATGACAGTTAAAAACATGATAAGAATGGGCTTTTGACGAATATTGTATTTTTTTCATTTTTGTCATAGGAGAATGAGAAAAACTTACTAAATATATGAGAAACTACTTGACTGAATATACGAACATCAAGTATCCTCACAATACACTTTAGGGTAAAGTGGGGGTAGGTATTATTAAAATCTACCTCTACTCTAATATGCAAACATGGGCTATAGAAAAAATAACTTAGAATATGAACCTATAATATCTGCTGAAGAAGAAGCTCCCATAGAATATTGCAACCTCGATAACTCCCTCAATAGACGACAACGCAACTTTATTTGGATCTCGGTCAATAATCCGAGATTATCTCTTGTAGAGTGTGCCTACAAAGCCGGATATACTTCTCCCAGGCAAGCTGCCAATAAACTCATGAACAAGCCCCTTATTCGTAAGGAGTATAACTATTTGATGAATGAGGCTAAAAAGAAGTATGAACTCAACTATGATCGGGCAGTCCAGGATCTGTATGATATTCGGGACAAGGCTATGGAGGCTGGGTCTTTTAATGCAGCAATTTCTGCCCAGAACTCACTGTTAAAGGTCGGGGGCCTCATAGTAGATCGTAAAGAGGTTATGTTTGGCAAGGTAGATCAAATGAGTCGGGACGAAGTTGAAGCCAGGTTATCGCAGCTCATGGGTAGTGTGGTATTGGAGGATAAGACTGAACCAGAACCAGATCCAGCCCTGGTAGATCTGCCGGAGGAAAGTCAAGAAGATATAGATGCAATGACTGACAAAGAGGAAGAAGAAAGGTTTGATGAAGGTTGGACTGAAGATAAAGACCAAGAAGGCATAAACTAATTTGGAGAGGATTGAGAAGTAAATTGATAAATCAGACTATGCCTTAGTCCGAATATATCAAATTACTGTGGATTATTCAAGAACTTATCTAAAGCCCTAAAAAGATTCTTACGTGATTTGAACCAAGCTGACTTAATCAGTTGGTTGTTTTGATAGACTAAGTAGCCAACAGTAAAGCCGACTTCATCAATACCTTGGTATCTTTGTAAGTCATGCTCTACTGCATTGAATGGTACTATTTTGATGAAATATTTATTCATCATCAGGTGCTACAGGTTCACTGAGAAAGTAAACAAGAACATAGACACCTATGGTTATATAAAAGACTGTATCAACTGTCATCAGCTAAGTCTCCTACACGTATTTGAATAACCCCTGTATCAGGGTGGCAGTAGTCGTCATAATCCTCGTCATGTTCGGAGACAAAATCTACTCCAAACTCGGTTTGCAAGGGATCTAAAATGTCGTCTGCGTTATTGCCACCATATCTAAATAGGTCAATGACATTCTTTTGCTTGTCTAAAGCGTAATGAATGCAACTACCCTCACAACAGAAGTATTGCATTTTTCTGTCATTGTGGACTGTGAACTCTCTGTCATCTGCTAGATATTTGCTGTCCTTGATTGCTTGTAATGGTATTGGTTCAGTTGGTCGGTAATATGTTGACATGGTTAAAATCCTCCTCTGAATAAATAAAATAATGCCTTTAGTCTCCATTCTTCTAAGTGGCGTAAGTGTGGTGGTATTTTTGAATAGTCTATGGTTTTCATGCTCTCACCTCGTATGAATCAGGGGTTATGGTTATATCTATATCGCCACCCTTTGCAATGCGTTTTAATTGGTCATCAGTGAAGTACATATTATCTGCAAAGTCATCACGACTGACTTGATAAGAATCTTCCCAAACATCTTTATTATACTTGGGATTATATCCACTAGCATAAATAACTGTGTTTGGTTTATTTCTTCCAAGTTCTTGATTTGGGTTATTTGAATAACAATTCATCAGATATATGCCATCATCTTTAACAAGATAAAAACATTTTTTAGGTGTATATTTATCACGATAAGCAACTTTAAAATTACTTGCCTTGATAGTATCCCTAGCCAATTTGACTAGGGATTTATTAGATCTAAACTTCAGTTTATGTGTATCCATTTATGCTGACTCCTTGACGTTTTTATGTTTAACAAGAACAGACCATAATGGTTCAAAACTAGATAGTTCAGTTTTATCACTGACACAAAGATTGTACTCGTTGCAGTACCATTGTCCCCTTGTAAAGATATAAGCGTATTCAATATCAAAAGATATATCATTGATATAAGCTTCAATAGATGGATACATGAAAGGTTGGTCTTGATGTGCTCTATCTTCTATTGATAGTGCTACAGTTTCTCTAAGACTAGATAGATAACCTTGATTGGCTATCTCCTCTGCTTTCTTATGGTTATTGTAATGGTCGTTTAATATTTGACCGTTGTTGGTTGGGTATCCGTCCCAATGGCAATAGGTGATTATTACCTCTCCGTTTGGTTGCTCATAAGCAATATTACTTCTCGTTCCCATTTTGTACACCTCCTATAGTGTTTATGGTTAATAAAGTGTGAGGCTTTGTTTATATTAACTACCAACAAACCATGGTCGATTGGTAGCAGTCTCGTTTGATACTATCGGCGACTTGCTAAAAGCGTTGGCGTCCAAGTAGAGTACAGGTATTAATTTAATAGCTTACCTCTTCTATGTGCTAACCTCACTATCTAATGATACATTATGTATCTATAATTGCAAGTGTTTTAGTAAACATTTTGTATCTTATTTATATAATAGAATGGATATATATGCAGGGATTTTGGAGATTAATCGCATCTGTACCCTCTCTTTGTCTCTCTCCAAATAAAAAAGCAAACATAAACAGGCTCTAGTCGGGCTATTAGTCGGGCTGTCGGGCTAATCGGGTCGGGTCGGGTTGTAAGAACTTACACACACAATATAACACAGATCCACACCGGATAACATACCAGGCTGGAGGCTGACCGGTAAGATTTTGCTGGTCGTCTGGCATACAATTACCTGACTTTATATAAGAGTTGCAATTTGTATCCAATGTGATAAGCTAGAACTTCAAATAAACTTTATAGGAGAAGTAAATGATAAGAAAATTTGAACAAGAAGCCATAGTCAATCAGATTATGGAAGGTGTCCACGAAAGAGTGGATAAACAAATAACCAAAGCTGAGAAGTCTCCTGATTTCAAAGCAATTAAAAAGTTAGCTGACAAAGTAAGGGAGTGTTATAAAGAAAGAGAGAAAATTTCAAACAAACTACACACTATGGAGTCTGCTTGTAATGAAGCTATTAGAAACTATAACAGTATGAGCCAAGAAGCCTTGTATGGTGTTAGTTCTTTTACTTATAGCAACAAAGAACTTAATTGGTTTAAACATGATTGGCAGACTAGAGATAGAATATCTGACAAGTTAGCAATAGCATTGTTAGAGCCAATGGCACAGGAAAGGATAAAAGACATCATTACTGCTATTGCTGATGAGGTATCTAAGTAATGTGCCTACAGAAATGTCCTAAATGCAACCAAGACCACATTCATTATCTTGGTGATAACTGCACAGGTGAGATGGAAGATTGGCATTGTCAAACTTGTGATGCACACTACGAAGTAGATGTGAATATACATAGACACTTTGAAACAATGAGGGAGGTGGTGTTTGAATAACAAATGAGAGGAGGAAGAAGCCCGACCTAGTGTCGGGTTTTTTTATGTCGGGAGTCGGGCTATCTGTTTAGTTGACAAGCATAGGAACTAACACAGTATTAACAAACACAATATCAAATGGATCTAACCGGTGGAGTCTGGCAGAAGAAAGATGAATGGAGTGTTGACATTTTGTATACAGTGCGTATAATTAATAGTATGTAAAGTGCATTACTTATCTGACAGGTAGGGAAGAATCAACTAACAGGAGCAGAAGCTCAAAGCCCAAAGAGGCACAGATAGATTCCGCGAGTATAAGTAACCACGAACCAAGCCCGTTTAGTCGGGCTTTTTTATGAGTCGGGTGTCGGGGTTTCGTTCTTTCGGTGCAGAGCATTAAACACACAAGCTACTTAGATCCACAATACCAGGTGATCTGGATCTGACCAGGGGATCTGTCCAGGATAGAGTTGTTGACATAATGTATCCAATGTGATTCAATAAGCTTTTAATTACAGGAGAAGTAATATGT